ATTCTCTTGGAGATAGCGCTTGGACTGCTCATAACGCAAATATACAAAACAAAGAAAGGGGCTCGATGGCCCCTCTCTTTATGGTTCTTTATTGTTTTACTCCGCTGGCTCTGTAGTCACAGTAGCGCCAGGGAATGCAGCCGTCATCGCTGCGTCTACGATTTCATTGATGTCGGTCTCAGCTGGATTAGCATACGACACACTGCTGCGATGCTTGAATGCACCTCCGTTCTCAGTGGCTTCTATCACAAGCACAGCGCTGTTCCAGAGAACTTGACATGCAAGAACCTTGACTTCAGGGTTTAGCAATGTGAACTCCCCGAAGTTCTGTTCCTCTGAGATAGACCATCTCTTGGTTGTAAATGTTTGTGGCATTGAAATGAAATTTATTGTTGGTGCAAATATACGAAGCTGTTCTTACATGTCGTCAACGTCTTCAATATTTAGTAGACCAAGATCGACCATTTCGTCATAAGTCTTTTTTACCATCGAGCTAGGCTCAATAAAAGAAAAGCTGACCTTGTCGCCTACAGATACAGAATCGAGTATGGAGTTTTTTTCTGACTCCGTTATTGAAAACAAATCAAGAAATTCAGATAGATGATCCTTATCTGAAATTTTAATCTTCTCGTTTTCATTCACAATCATAACCGATCTATCTCCCTCCTCAGACACCTCAAAAAAATTGTACGAAGAGTATGGAGGGACTACAGATGGATTAACACATAAAAATAAACACCGACTAGCTAATCTCATTTTTGCTAGAGTGTTAAGGTCTGAGTTCAGAGAAGAGTCTACGTACTTTATCATGTTATTGAATAGTAAGTATCAACAGCAGATTCAATGAGGGATCTGTTTGAAGATTGATCACCATCCCAAAGAATTATTTCCTGGATATCTCCTGTAAATAAATCTGAAGCAGTAGTGCTTCTATTGCTGGATCCAACAGAAACTTCGTCAGATCCGTTTCTTAATGATCCGCTATAGCTAGTCGACCCATTACTGGCGGAATCTACAAAAGCTTCAAGGCTACTTGATAACGCTATAGTTGAAATCTGCTGCTGTGAGTTTGTTCCTGGAACGTTGCCTCGATCTTGAACTACGCTACCAGTTGTGAGAAAAGCTATAAGTCTTGCCGTTGATGCGAGCCTTATGTACTGAGCTATCCTAGAGGTGCTTCCCGCAGCAGAATCGTCTTGGCTAAGGATCTGAGCGTTGGGTACAGAGCTACCTATTGAAACTACGCTTGTTGCATAGTAAGTGCCTGCATGAAGGTCGAAGGCTGATGAAGACCTTAATCTATCCCCCCCGTCAAAAGAAGCAGCAGCCTTGCCATTGACGTTGTTCATGGACCCACTAGAGAATATAATGGGCATTGCTGAAGCTGAGCTTTGAGTTACGTTAGCGCCTGACGATGATTGATCGTACCAGGTAACTATTTTTCCATCTCCACTTCCGCAGTGCGTTGCTATGGCAGCTGTATCTAAGTACCCACCTGAAAACCCAATATCAAGATTTATTCCGTTGTCGTTTTGAACCCTTATGCAGTTGCCCGAGTACGCAGCTCTAAGCTTTCTAAAGCTATACGCTGCCGTAGTGCCAGTATAGGTATCTAGAAGAAGCGTATCAGCCGCTTCGACACCCATGACTTTCTCAATGTCTGCACTAGCAACTCCATTGGTCTTGGAGATATCACTCCAAGTAACACCGTTTATTTTACTTACACTCATAATTCAATCCAAGTGTTATCTGGATTGAAATATACGATTGCATTAGTGGGGTCTGAGACATACCCGACGACTCTAACAATATTTCCTGTTCCTGTAGGAGCGCTAGATGTAAGAAGACCTTCACTCGCAGGTGTGCCTGCAGAGGCTCTGATGTACAGAGGGTCTCCAGCACTCGCACTGGAGAAACCCCCGTTTGAGGACAGCTTAACAAATCCCTGAACAACCATATCTGTAGAGTCCGAGTTCCCTGTTGCTGACGCTACAGCAAGAAGACCCTTGGCGCTAGACTCTGAGTCAGCGTCGGCCAGGCCGAACGACCCGCCAGAGGCTGCGTAAACCAGTCCTACGGTAACGCTAACATTGCCACCGAATCTCGACATAGTCTGAGAGTTCGATCCAAAAGATCCTACGGCAGAAGTAGGAGAAGGCTTCAGTTTCCGTATCTTGTCCTGAGTTACCATCGGGACCGTCAGGATGTCGCTATCGAATGTGAAGTCAGTATCGGTCGCCAAATCTCCAGAAGAGAAGAATGGAACCTCATTACTAGAAATGGTACCTGTAGACTGCAATCCTTGTGAAGCTTCAAGAGAGATTGTTCTTGAAGCATGGTCGTATGTCAAGACGTAATTGTCAAGACCAGATGCTGCTCCTTGATCACCATCAAATTCATAATCACCTAGCAACACATTACCTGTGCCGTTGGGCTGGATTGATATGTCTCCGTTAGTCTCGGTGGTGGTGATGGAATGAGGTGTTGTTCCATCATAAACATCTAGGTCTGCCGATAGGCTAGGAGAAGGATCATCTTCTAAAAGACCTCCGCCAGACTGAGCGGCAAAACTCAAGTTTCCAGAACCGTCTGTTACAAGCACATGCCCTGCAGTACCGTCAGAAGCTGGCAGGGCAAATTCTACATCAGAGGTCATGGCTGAAGCAGCCTTCAGGCCTACGTAGTTGGCACCCTCCCAGAACCTGAGAACCCCGTCATTACCGAGTCTGGCAACCTCAACGGCAGACCCAGAAGAGTAGTCGTTAACCCTCAAGTCTCCAGCAACATCAACCACGCCTCTTACGTTGGTTACTGAAGAAGGCGAGTTCTTCCAAACAAGAACCTTTCCGTCATTGTTCGTGGCACCGTTGTGCTGAAGGAACTTGAGGGCTCCTGAAGAATTTATTCTAATAGCCTCTTTTTCGACTACTGTGTAAGCGCCTGTGTTGTCATTTCGAACGATCAAATCTCCGTTCTGCGTGTCAAACAAAAACTTATTGCCGTTTCCGCTTTTCTGAAGTGTTACTGAGTTTCCTGTATTACTCGCACCCATCTCTCCAGCTACACCGAAGTATACTTTACCAGAGTTTGCTGCGTTCAGAACTAAGTTGCCGTCGTCAATATATATGTTCTTTCCTGAGCCGCTTACATGAAGGGCTTGAGTAGGGGATGTGGTGCCGATACCAACTCTGCCGTTAGCAATGTCTATATAAGCCGTGCTTGTGGACTGGGTTACTCCGCTTGAGTTACCTGCCCAGATGTTTCCTACGGCAAGATTCGGTACGTCGTTGGTTCTGCCAATGCAAGAGACTTTAAGACCTTGAACATTGGTTCCAGCCCCGTTTGCCTTCAAGACGATTCCTACGTTTTGAATCAAGTTCCCAGAACCAGTAGGCTTTACGTTTGTGGGTAGGCCGCCTCCAACGGCTACGTAGAGGACTTGGTTTTCATCCGCCCCAGTGTACCCAGTCAGGTTCGTATTAAACGTGCCCATGATCATGCCGTCGCCGTCAGCCTGATCAGCAAGAGTTTCTTTGGCAATACCAATAGATGGCATCTTATCTGGATCACTGGCGTCAGCAATACCAACTCTTATTCTCTCACTGCTCCCAATCTCACCTTTAGAGTACAGAGGGGTGCCTGCTGGGATAGAAGCTCCCTCGTCATTCCTTATCGCAAAAGTTATCTCTGTAGCACCTTCTATTTCTTGAAGATTCTCCTTCAAAGAAATCTCTCCAGTAGCATCGTCATACGTAAGAACGTAATTATCAGTACCCTCACCTACTTCTTGGTCAACGTCGAACTCGTAGTTGCCCATGACAACGCGACCTGCTCCGTCAGGATTAATCACAATATCGGCTCCGCTACTGCTTACTATTTCGTCTCTTACTTCAAGATCTCCATTGATTTTAACGAACTCGGTATCAAACTCACCGTAGATGAGAGGCGTTCCTGTAGCTACTTGAGCGTGGCCTGCGATATAGAGTCTGTTGTTTTCGTTCTCAAGGAATTGACCTGCTTTGTACCCAATAAGGATGTTACCCGACCCTCCTTCAAGAACGTTTCCAGCTTCGTAACCAATAAGTACATTGTAGTCGTAGTTAGACCCATTGATTGTGTTTTGACCAATGCCAGCCCTGAATCCAATAGCCACGTTGTTCTCACCCTGATTGTATCTGCCCGACTCCCTACCGATAGCAACACTGTCGGTCTCTGCTCTAGCAATAAATCCGATAGCAACGGAGTCATCTCCAGCATCAGCTTGGTACCCAATCCCAATAGCCTGCCCCTCTACATCAGCCTGTTGGCCTATGCCTACAGATTGCGTTCCTGATGAAGCTGCGCTACCTACGGAAACGGAACTTTCTGTTCCCGTCGTGCTGTTCCCGATCAATGTGTTCTTGCCCTGTGTGGTCAGAGAGACGCCTGCGCCATGACCAACAAGAGTGTTTGCCGCGCCCGTCGTCAAGCTCGTTCCAGCTCTGTATCCGACCGCTATGTTACTTCCAGCGGTAGTCAGGTCTTTAAGAGCCTCATATCCTAGAGCTGTGTTTTGACCCGCTGATACAGCTGACTCCATGCTTCTGAAGCCGATAGCAGTATTAGATGAGCCGTCTGTTAGCGCATCGAGCGAGGCGAAGCCTACGGCTGTGTTTCCATTACCAGTAGTGAGAGATGAAAGAGCGAGGGACCCTACGGCTACGGTCTGAGTAAAGGTGGAGCCACCTGCACCAAACCCAGCTTGACGGCCAACAAGGACGTTGTCAGAACCCCCCGTATACTCTCCCGCGCGCCACCCTACATATACAGAGTTTGATGTTCCACTACCGTATATACCAGCTCTATATCCAACAGCGGTGTTTTTGCTGTGATTACCAATAACTAACGCGCCATAACCGACGGCTGTGTTTTCAAAACCATTGCTGGTACCTCGCAAAGCCTCTCCGCCAATAGCGGTATTCCTGTCCCCTGTAGTAACTGAAAGCAAAGCCCTCCAACCCAACGAGGTAGATTCAGAGGCCGTTGTTAATGAGCTCCAAGAATGACCTATAAGTGTGTTGTTGGCACTGTTTTCTACCTTGATGTTGCCATCTACATGCAGCGCTTCGAGCGGAGACGTGGTTCCAATACCAACTCTGCTGTTGGCAATATCCACGTAGATGGTGTCTGTAGCTGTGGCCTGGTTTGAGGAGTTGCCTGCGTACACTTGACCAACATTTAGCTGGTCGAGCGGGATGTCATCAAACCCCAATGACACAGCCTCCCACTGAACTCCAGAGTACCTAAGTACTTCGTTTGCACTTGGATTCAAAAATGAATCTACATCAATGAGTCTTTTAAGTTCGTGATCTGTAGGGGTAGCGACGCCATTAATGTTACCGATCCAAACCTTGGTGTGAGCAAGGTCAAAAGTGTTCCCATTGACTCCCGATATATCCACAGATACGGCGCCTTCAGAAGCGTCTACTTTCGTTACCACGCCGACATAGAAGGACCCGTTAGAGCCACTAGGTTCAGTGGCAGTGAGGCCTCCGCCTACATCCACGTACAATCTATCTCCAGCAGAAAAGCTAGAGGTGTCCATGTTGTATAAACCCCCAAAAACTATAACTTCTACGTCATCAGTAGCCGCAGAAACATCCCCAGCCACCAATCCAATAGGAGGGAGGGTGTCAGAGTTTGAAGCGTCACATGCCGCTAGAGCTGATCCAGACGTCAAGTAAACTGGATCTCCTTTAGATAAAGTGCCGCTGAACGTTAAGCCGCTTCTATTAAGAACAAGTATTTCAGCGTCACCCCACTCGGTGTCGTAGTCGGTGCCTGAAACTTTTTTTAATACCTGTGGTCTAGTTCCTCCTTTTGGAACCCCAACAGCGGGCAGCCCGTAATTGACTTTGACTACTGGTGTGGAATTTACAATTACCTTTGGACTACTCATACTGCAAATATACTAAAGAAGATCAGGTGGCGTCGACGTCGTCGTTTACCCTGAAGGTTCCGTACAGCAGAGTCTTGATGTATGCGCTACCACCGACGTTGTCAAAGACGTCTTCAGCAGTATCCGTCACTTGAAGGTCGTACACGTACAGACCTGGCTCGATGTCAGCAGTTGTGGCCGCTGAAGAAGTAACCGTAAGCTGAGAATTTGATGCTTCGCCATCCTCAACATCGTAGGCAAAAGTAATCGCGTTTGGAGTTGACTCGGAGTCTTCAGCTACCTTGAGAAGGTATGCGCTAGAGTTCGTGCCATCCAATGAGGGCATGGCGGTCTGAAAGTCAACCACAAGTTTGAAGCTGTCACCTCTCTTACATGTGATGTCTAGCCTAGGGGCTATATCTAGATTTACTTTGGCCATTACTGATCAATGATGTTGTTAACTATTTCTTCGGCCTGTTCTTGAGCCACATCTTTGGCATCACTCAACTCCGACCTATCTCCTTTTCTCTGTGAGATAAGCTTGCTTTGTTCGACTGCTTGCTTCTCAACACGCTCGTCTTTGCGATCCTCTTTGAGTACTTCAAGCTTCTCTTTGAACTCTTGCTCTTCGGTTCTGAATCCAAGTGTTGCCTGAGCTCTGATAAGCTCAATCTCCTTGCGGTATTGATGCTTGACTTGTTCCATCTGCATGTCAAACTGAGCCTTCATTTGCATCTTCTGAGCATCGATCTGAGCTTCCATTTGCATTTCCTGCTGTCTGGATTGAGATGCAGCGGCGGCTGATTGCTGCTGAATCTGCGCTTGCTGCTGAGAATTTTGCATTGCAATCTGCTGATTGCGAGCTATTCTTTTAGACCTCCTCACAACAAGAAGCCTCTCGGCTTGGTTGACATCTTTAAGCTGTCTTATGGCTATGGCATCCTCGATATCCAACTCCTTCTGAGACAGCGCGATCTGAATGTTCTGCTCAAGGTATTGCCGCTCAGTGTCCTCCATCTCTTTTACGATTCTCACACCGAAGTTGTACATAGGAAGATTCTCGAATGAAGAAAGCACCTCCATGTTAGATTGACCAACAGCATTAGTGTAGGCGTCGTAGATAACACTACCTACTGGCAAGACTTGCAAGCACTTGACTACGTCTGAACAAACCTTCTTGAAGAGGACGATAGATGCGTGAGTCATGTCGTAAATGGCGTTGTTGCCAGCCGCGATTGCTTGTTGCTGAACACCCACGAGAGTATCCCCTTTAGGTGTAGAAGCATCCATCATCTCGTTGATGCCCGTAGTGTCTCTTATCAATCTCAGATAGTGATTGTACAGACCAACAAACTCATTGATGTTTCGAACAGCGTTACCAATCTCTCGGATCGGTGGGTTTTGGAATCCACCCTCTGGGTTTTTACTTCTGTAGTAGAATACACCCGTCTGCTCGTAGATGTCGTGAAGCTCAAGTGGCTGAAGCTCTCCCCCCTTACCGAGCTGGACGTTCTCCAATCCCTCGATGTCAATAATGATGCCGTCAGGCTTAGCCTTGGCTACTGCCTGCTGAATCTTGAGGTGTGTAAGCTGGAGCTGGTCAGCGAAACCAATGCAGCTATTCACCATGGACTTAGGCACCATGTTGTCGATGTTCGTTGCAACGACAGAGTAAGAAAGGTTCGCTTTTGAAAGGTCATAGAGGTTTTTGGGGATGTTAGTCTTCATGCCGTAGCTGAAGAGCTTGTCGCATCCAATCACGTAGTAACCACCATACACAGTCTCGTTCTCAAGGCACTTAACCTCTCTTCTGTATACAGAATTCTTAGGAGCTTTATATCCCTCTTCCTTTGCGTAGAAACCTACGTTGCCGTACTTGCTTTCCTTCTCCTCGAAGTACATTTTGTCCACAGACAAAAACTCAAACTCAAGAACCTCCACCATGAACTCGTCATACCCGTAGTGACTCCGATTTGTTTCGGGGTCATACGTAGACTGAGACATTCTATGAGACTTGTTTTGATTCTTCGACTTTACCTTATCTGCAATCTTCTTGTAATCATCCTCAGTCAGCTGATCTCCAGCCAATCTCTTGAGTTCATGAATAGGCATTCTCTTGATGTGGCCTGCGTAGACCATATCGCCAAAAGAAGGGTCTTTTACTTCGTTGTGAACGAAATCGATTGGGTCAACGTAATCCGTTTTGATTCCATAGTTAGGATCGTTGCTTCTTTTCACTACAGCCATACCTAGATCCACAATATCCTTGACAGACCTTCTGTAAATAGAGTCGTGGAAATCATTCCACTGCAGGGTCATGTTGGTTGCTATCTGTGCAGCGATCTCAGAAGAAGACTTGATGTTGTTCCCCATAAAGATCTCAGCCTCCTCTAGAGTGTCTGGAAGAGAGTCCACCTCAGCGACATCCACTCCAGTCTTTTCTTTGATTTCGGAGAGCTGCTTTTTGGCCTTGATGAGAGCCTCCATCTTCTTGCGCTCCCTATCCTTCTCAGAGGAAGAGAGAGGGTCAACGGCCTCCAAGTTAGGGTAAGGCTCTCGGGACAAAATCTTGTTCACTACGATTCTAGCGAACTTAGGGAGGATAGGCACTGGAGTAAAGTCCAGGTTCAGGAAAGTCCCATCCCCATTGTTCGGGTCCATACCCGTAAGAAGCTGACGGTAGATCGCAGTGTCTTGCGTTCCATTAGCGTAAGCTCGATTCTTAAGGAACGTATCCCGTCTTCGCCTCATAAGTGAGTTCTCTCTATCGAGAGTACCCCATTGGTTTTCAATAGCCTTAGCGTATTGTAGACCATAAGAGAGACTTTCTTTTACCTCTTTCTTTTCAAGAGGACTGGGAAATCCTTTTTTGGTTGGTTTGTTGTCCCCGTACATTAGCGCAAATATACTAAAATTACGAGTGCCAGTGTTTTATCTTATGATGCCTAAAGAATTTCTTCTCGTTGAAGTCAGACTTGGGTTTCTCTGCTTTGACTTTTTGTGACCCAAGAAGCGCTAGACCAGAGCTAATCGTCAAGTCAAACTTGGTTCTATTTGAGATCTTGTAACCTATCCAATCCTCAAGAGTCCTGTTGAGGTACATCTTACCCAACTCCCCTGTCTCTGAGTTCTCACCTACATGATCATGAATGTAAGCCTCAATCGCTTGAGCGTGAGATTGAATTACGTCTTGGGAGTTCGACGGGATACCCTTAGTCTTGACGTTAACCTTAGAGCTGGAAGATGCTAAGTGAGCTGGTCTGTCCATTAGGTAGCCATCGTAACCTCTTGACTCAAAGTACCTTACAATGCCGTACTTGTTGTTTTCCACGAGGAGTGGATAGCCGTAGTAGAAGGCGCACATAAGAACGTCTTCGTAGAAAATGCTGGCAAGGTCAGGTCTGGAAGCATACTCAACAACAAACATGTTTGCGGGGGCGTGCATGTTGAACTTGTTGTATAAGTGTAGAGCTCCCTTGGACCCCCTGCCGTCAACAGTTTGATCGAGGTCATAAGAGTCAACACCGCCACAACCAATGTGGCTATTCCCAGGTTTTTTCTTTCCACGTTCATCTATGAATTTGTTTCTGTCTGCAGAGGCAGGCTGCCAAGCTACGTGGAACCTACCGTTAGGGTCAGGAGAGAATATAACTTCTTTGTCCTTCTCCTTCCACATGAAGTTGCCCCTGACTACAGGGTTTGGATACAAGTCGTTGTTGTGATCTATCTGCTGGTAGATCTTGCCTACATTGAACAGACTCCCCTCGATGCTATCTCTAAAGGCTTCTTCCTCTGTAAAAGGGAACTGCCTGACAACCTCGTTCAGTTCAGAAGCATCGTCCTTGAGGCTGTCTCTCTCATTCTTTAGGTATGTCTTCGACCCCTGCTCAATAGTATCACCGTCAATACCATCCACAGGACTACCAGGATCATCAATGACTGGCTCTCCGTACTTGTCAAAAAATCCTTCAAGTGCTTCATAGGCGGGCACAAAGATACGGTAAAGTCCAGTCTTAGTTCTGCCGTTTGCGTTCCTTTCGTTCGGGTTGCTATCCTCCCACAAAACTTTGTATTCACTACCTCCTTTGTCCATTGGGTTTACAGTGCTACCTACCAATGCTTTGCCTACAATCTTCTTGCCTACGATAAGGCAAGTTCTCTCGATGCGCCATGCTTCTCGTATGTCAACTGGCTTCTCCCATTTGCCTGCTTCGTCCAGGTACAGCATGTGTAGCTTCTCCCCGTCGTATGCGTTGTTCGTGGTATTCTTCCAGTTGATGATAGTATTCAGGGCGTCGCCTTTGTATGACGTCTTGTTATTCTTCGTAATTCGCTTGGATGGCTCTCGGAAAGCCAACTCCATGCGCGGGTTAGTTGTACCGTCTTGGATGGGTTTGAAAAAGAACGGGTATGATTTAAAGATCGGAACGACCTTCTTCATGAAAATGTTCTCTTGAGAATCCTTACCAGTCTTCGACTGAATCCCAAGAAGCTTGTCTTTAACCTGCGTAGCTTCGTCAACAAGAACAGAAGAACAGATATTAGTATACCCAGAACGGCGACACTTAGTATAAAGCTGACCGACACAACGGGGATCAGCTTCGCACGCAGCCATGTGGAGAAAGATTTCACGTTGGAA